ATCACGCTCCTCGAGGCGGGGGAGCGCGCCGCTCGGCCACCCATGGTGGCGACACAGAACGTCGTGCGTTCGGACCTGAGTCTGTTCGCTGGGGGCGTGACGTGGGTGGACGCTGACTACGATGAGCGCCTCGGTGAGGCACTGCGGCCTCTGACACAGGGCACCAATATGCCCATCGGTTTCGAGATGTCTGACCGACAGAAGGCTCAGCTACGGGACGCGTTCTACCTCAACCAGATTGGTGGCATGCCACTGATTGATAAGGCCATGACGGCCTACGAGGCGAGCCAGCACGTGCAGAACTACATCCGCCAGGCGATGCCCCTGTTCGAGCCCATGGAGAACGATTACAACGGGGGCCTCTGTGATGAGGTCTTCGACGCGATGTTCTGGATGGGCGGTCTCGGTTCCCCGAGCGACATACCCGAGCAGCTGCAGGGCTCAGACATCGAGTTCGGCTTCCGCACACCCCTGCATGATGCGATGGACAAGGAGAAGGGCAGCCAGTTCAATGAGATGTTCACGCTCACCGAGGCAGCCGCAGCGCTTGACCCGACGGTCGTCACCAACCTGGACGTCAACAAGGCCTACCGGGATACGCTCGGCGGCTTGAAGATTCCAGCCGAGTGGCTCATTGGTGAGAAGGAGGCCGAGGAGGCTGTCGCCCAGGCACGCCAGCAGCAAAGCACTGAGGCCGCTATCGCGCAGGCTGCCGCCCTGGGGCAGACCGCGGAGCAGGCCGGCAAGGGAGCCCAGGCAATGACCGCCGCCGGCATGGACCCGCAGGAGATGACGAGTGGCGGGTAATGAGCCGTGGGTACCACAATACCAGCTCGAGACGGAGCAGGGGCGCGTCGCTCTGGCCCAGAACTGCAAGGCATTGCAGCTCCTGGAAAAGGGCGAGTGCCCACCCCATCTGCAGAAGGCAGCGTTGCAGTATCTGATAAACAATCTGTGCGGCACATACGACCTTGAGTTTAGACCGGAGGGTGAGCGTGCGACCACCTTCGCCGCAGGCAAACGGTACGTGGGGCTGCAGATGGTGTTCATGCTGAAAGTGAACACTGCGGCCCTGTTGCACGGAGCGGGGGCCAACGCCACCGAGCAGGGATAACCACCCCGAAAAGGGTAACTGGAGAAGCTAAATGTTGTTTGGATTGAGAGAGCGGTTACATAACACTGACGAATCTGTGGCACCGGTGGTAGAGGAACCGGTCGTCGAACCTGTTGCTGAGGACAAAGCAGCCACCACGGTGGTGGAAGACACGCCCGTCGAACCGGTCAAGGAACCGGTCAAGGCGACGTGGCCCGAGGACTGGCGCACTCACATGGCCGGTGGTGATGAGAAGGAACTCGAGCGCCTCGCGCGCTTCGGCTCCCCCAGCGACGTGTACGGCTCCTATCGCAAGATGGAGGCCAAGATGTCCGACGGCTCCCTGCGGGCAGACTTCCCGGCAGACGGCAGCGATGACGACAAGACAGCGTGGCGCAAGGCGAACGGTATCCCCGAGGCGGCAGCCGGCTACTACGATGCCCTGGAGGACGGGCTCACCATTGGTGACGATGACAAGCCCTTCCTTGACAACTTCTTTGAGGCCGCGGCTTCCGAGAACATGCGACCCCGCGAGGTCAACAAGGCGGTGAGCTGGTACTTCAGCATGCAGGAGCAGGCGGCCCTGCAGCGGCAGGAGGTGGACGCCCAGCAGAAGCAGGCCACCGAGGACGCGCTGCATGCTGAGTGGGGTGGGGAATACCGCCCGAATCTCAATGCCATCCATGGGATGCTTGACATGGCGCCCAACGGTGTGAAGGAGATTCTGTTCAACTCCCGGGACGCTGAAGGGGTTCCTATCTTCAGCCGCCCAGATGTTGTAAAATACATGGCACAATTATCAAAAGATATCAACCCCACAGGCATCCCCATTCCAGATGGTGGCACAAACGCCATCGGGAGCATGGAGGCCAGAGTGCAGGAGATAACGCAAGTAATGAAGACCAACCCCAACCAATACTGGGGAAACCAGGCCATGCAGGATGAGCTTTACAAGCTCAATGCCGGCCTCGCGAGGCTGAAGCCAGCCTCATAAACCACTGGCGCTACGCCAGTTTTTTAGCAGTTGTGTGCTACGACCCCTGCCAGGGCAACTCGTCAAAACAACGATAACAAGGGAGACACTCGATGGCTGATACAGCCTTTCAAGTACAGTACCGGCAGGAGTTCATTGCGTCGTTCGAGGTTCATCAGAGTCTCTTGCGCGAGAGCACCACGACCGAGTCTGTCGTTAAGGGTAACCAGGCGACTTTCCTGGTTGCAGGGTCCGGTGGCGCCAGCGCGGTAACGCGTGGTGTTAACGGCCTCATCCCGGCACGCGCCGATGACCTGACGCAATCGACCGTGACACTCGCTGAGTGGCATGACCTCGTGCGCAAGACGGACTTCAACATCTTCGCGTCGCAGGGCAACCAACGCCAAATCATGCAGATGACCACGATGGCTGTCGTCAATCGCAAGATTGATTCGGACATCACGGACATTCTGACCACCGGCACCGTTTTCGCCGGTGTCACGGCAACAACCGCGAGCCTCAGCCTGGCGACCCGTGCGGTCACCATTCTGGGCAACTCGGACGTGCCCATGGACGGCCAAATCTTTGCGGCCATCACGCCGGCCTTCCTCGCGTATCTGATGCAGACCAACGAGTTCAACTCGGCGGACTTCGTCAATCGCAAGCCCCTCACCAGTGGTGAGGTCAGCTGGAAGGACGCCAAGCCTGGCTACTACGAGTGGCTCGGTGTGAAGTGGATTGTGCATCCGACCCTGCAGGGCGCGGGTACCAGTGCTGAAGAGTGCTACATGTACCACCGTTCGGCAATCGGTCACGCGGCTGACGTGGCGGGGCTCGAGGCTCCGGTCGGCTATAACGACGAGCAGAAGTACTCGTGGTCGCGTTGCTCAATCAACATGGGCACGCTGCTGTTGCAAGACAGTGGCCTCGTTACCATCCGCCATGATGGTTCCGCTTTCGCTGCAACAGCATAAGGGAGGTAATGACTAATGTCTTACGCAGTAGCTAACCAACCGCAGCTCCTGGCGCCTCGTATGGGAAGTGGTGGTGCCATCTGGTACTACTCAGATGGCGACGTCGACTCTGATGTCGATGCCACTGACTACTTCTCAGACGGGCACGCTCTCGGCATGAAGGTGGGGGACATCCTCTTCCACTATGACACCGCGGGCGTGGCCACGTTCTTCTTCGTCTCAGCAGTTACCGCCGGTGGCGCTGCAACTGTTGTCGCGGGAACCGTGACCGTCTAAGCAGCTGACGCATTCGTGCGTATTTGGAGGGGGCTCCGGCCCCCTCCATCCTTATTCAGAGACGGAGAAAATTGATGCTTCATCAGAATAAATTCAAGCTGGCAGAGGTTCTGCGCAACGTGTGGGCCGTTAAGGTTCCCGCAACAGACCGCGCCCTCCTCGACAAGCCGGAGTACTGGGCTGGTGTGGCGCGCACGGTGCGCAAGTTCGACACCATTGAAGTCCAGGCGGAGGACGGCTCCTTCTGGGCCCAGCTGCTCGTGACCTTCGTCGGCGCCTCAGCGGTGCGCGTCGAGCCCCTGCGCCTGGTTGAGACCGAGACCCGCATTGAGGGTGAGGAGGAAATCATCGAGGGCTTCCAGGTCAAGCACAATGGTGACGTGAAGCAGTGGGTCGTGGTGCGCCTCGAGGACCGCAAGCAGCTCGCTTCCGGACTCACCACGCGCAACGCCGCCATCGCCTTCATCATGAACCATAAACAAGAGCTGGCCGCCTGATATGGCGACGCAGCTCACGCTGTACAATGAGGCGCTGCGCGTGCTCGGTGAGACGCGCCTCGCTTCCATCGCCGAGACGCGCCCCGTGCGCTACACCCTGGACGATGTCTGGAACGGGGGCGGTGTCAAGGCGTGCCTGGAGCAGGGCCTTTGGAACTTCGCCACGCGCAGCGTGGAGATTGCACAGGACTCCGACCTGACGCCGGCGTTCGGGATGCGCTACGCGTTCTCGAAGCCCACTGACTACGTGCGCACTGCGGCCGTGTGCTCAGACCCCAACTTCCGAGAGCCCGTTCTTCGCTACGCGGATGAGCGCGGGTACTGGTTCTGTGACCTGGACACCCTGTACATCAGCTACATCTCTGATGCCAGCGAGCTTGGCTCGGACCTGACCCTGTGGACTCCCGCGTTCGCCACGTTTGCGGCGCACTACTTCGCCAAGCAGGTTGCGCCTACGTTCGTGAAGGACAAGAAGCGCCTCGCGCTTATCTTCGACCAGGAAAAGAAGGCTCTGAACATGGCGCGTAACAGTGACGCCATGAACGAGCCCACGCAGATTCCTTCCCCCAGCAACTGGACACGCTCTCGCTACACCAGTGGTGGCAGCTGGGACAGAGGGTCACACACAAACCTGATAGGGTAGGTCGACATGGCTGAGGCGAACGTCCCCCTTTACGCCTTTAACCGGGGGATGATAAGTCCCCTGGCTCTGGCACGCGCAGACCTCGACCGGTCAGCCCTGTCTGCAGAAGTGCAGACCAACTTCATGCCCAAGGCCCTCGGGCCCATGATGCTGCGCCCCGGGCTCAAGCACATTGGCAGCACGTACGGTGACTCCGTGTGCCGCCAGGTGCGCTTCGAGTTCGCCACGGATGACACGGCTGTCATCGAACTTACTGACCAGCTCCTGCGCGTGTGGGTGGACGATGACCTCGTGTCCCGCCCATCGGTGAACAGTGTCATCAGCAATGGCACCTTCGATACCGACCTGACCGGCTGGACGGACGCCGACGAGACGGGCTCCTCTTCGGCCTGGGCTGCGGGCTTCATGACCCTGCAGGGCGGCACCGGCTCATCAGCCCGGAGGTGGCAGAAGGTGGTCATCTCTCCGGCAGACAGCACCACCCTCCACACCGTCCGCGTCACCGTGAACAGGGGCCCCGTCCACATCCGGATAGGCTCGGTTCAGGGTGACGATGACTACTTCCAGGAGACCAACCTGGACACGGGTGTCCACTCCCTGCAGTTCCTCCCGGACTCCACAGCTGCCTACATAGAGTTCCTGTCCGATACGCGCTACACGGCGCGCATCGCCTCCGTTGAACTCGAATCCTCGGGCAC